TTAACGCAGTAAATTCAAAGCTGAAAAACGTAAATGGTAAAAACAGCTTGTTTATTGTTAAATTCTGTAAAAATGCGATCAAAAGCATAGAAAGACAGATTTACAAGGAAGGTACACATATTCCAGATAAAGATAGTGGTTACGATCACATGAATGATGCTCTAGGTTATTTAGTAGAGTATAATTTTCCGCTTAGAAGGAATTTTGCACCAAGCCAACCTAAAAGGTGGAGTTGATGAACAGGGAAACACTAACTAGCAAACATGAACTTTGGGATAAGAACATAGGTAACTGGGAGTTTTTTATTCGTAGTTATTTAGGGGGTAATGACTATAAAAATGGATATTACTTGCACAGATATGTTTTAGAATCACCAGAAGAATATGATGCTAGAATTAGACATACCCCAGTTGATAATCACTGCAAAAACGTAGTTCAAATATACACAAGTTTTCTATGGCGAGTACCGCCAACTAGAGATTATGGTAGTTTAGATGGTGATGAACAATTATCTTCATTTTTAGTTGATGCAGACCTAGATGGTAGATCATTTAATACTATTATGCGGGAAGTGCAGATGAACGCTAGTATTTATGGTAATTGTTGGGTAATTGTTGATAAACCCCAATCAAATGCAAAGACTAGAGCAGAAGAATTAGCACAAGATATTAGACCTTACATTTCAATATATACCCCAGAAAATGTTGTGAACTGGAACTATGCAAGGTCAGCTAGTGGAAGGTTCTATTTAGATATGTTGATGGTTGTTGAGGATATAAATGTAGATAGGGCAATAGTTAAAGTATTTACAGAAGAAACAATCAGCACTTATGAGGTTGAGGAATATCAAGAAGAATATTCAAAAGGTGATTTTAGATTATTAGAAGAAGTTCCGAACCCAATAGGCAAGATACCCGCTGTGAATGTTTATAATCTTAGAGGTGCAAAAAGACCTATAGGAATCAGCGACTTAGCAGATGTAGCTTACCTACAACAATCAATCTATAACGATTATTCAGAAAAAGAACAGTTAATTAGATTAGCAAACCACCCAAGTTTGGTTAAAACACCTAATGTTGAAGCCAGTGCGGGTGCGGGTGCAATAATAGAAGTTCCAGAAGATTTAGATGCTAGTTTGAAACCTTACATAATACAGCCAAGCGGACAAAACCTAGATGGTATTATGAAATGTATTCAAAACAAAGTAGATGCTATTGATAGGATTACACATATGGGTTCTGTAAGGGCAACAGGTAATCAGATAGCTAGTGGAATAGCATTACAAACAGAATTTCAATTATTAAATGCTAGGTTATCAGAAAAAGCAGATTATCTTGAAAATGCAGAAGAACAGATATGGTCATTGTTTGCTATGTGGCAAGATAAGCAGTTTGATGGTTCAATTAATTATCCAGATACATTTGATATTAGAGATTGGGCGAATGATTTACAATATCTACAAATGGCAAAAGCTAGTGGCATAAAATCAGAAACAT